CGTGTTCTTCGGTATACCCCATATTGGGATTACCTCGAACAATGTCGTAGCCTGAAGGCGCAGACGCCTAGTGGATTTGTTCTTAAATTGAACAAATTTGCTTCAATGGGATCAGCAACTTGCTTCCCCGTTGAAGCGTATGTGTTCGCTGCACTATGCATAAGTGCAATGCACGTACATAGGCGTACTATTCCCACGTACGAGTCTGTCAAGGCCTATAGCAAGGAAATCCTTGTTTACGGTGATGACATAATCGCACCTTGTGGTATATTACGAACACTCGTCCCTTATTTTAATTCTTACGGGCTAAAGATTAATTCTAACAAGTCCTTTTCAAAGGGCTCATTTAGAGAATCTTGTGGAGCTGACTATTTTAAGGGCGTATCGGTTAAACCCGTTTACGCTCGTCAGCGCCTACCCGAAAGGGACGAAAAGTGGTCTCCAAGTGTCCAATTAGCATGGTGCTCAACCAGAAACCAACTTTGGAAGTTAGGTCTCTGGAAGAGCTCCGCTTTACTGGACACCTGGCTACTCAAACAAAACAAAAGGATACGTTATGTACACTTCAGTTCTTACCGACAATTTAATGTTGGAGAACCGAGCACACATCAAAGTGGCTTTCCCGAAAGGGATAGCTCCGGGGATGTGCTCCGTCTACCCGAAAGTGGACGGATACACGAGCCTAACGGGCTTGTGTTGCTCTGTGCATTCTCGGATCACCCCAAAAACACGCATCCTGACTTTCAATGTCAGGGTGTCTGGACTTGGGATTTTCGGCCAAACCACAGAATTTCGGAGTTTCCGAATCTCTCTGGTGGACTGCTTAAAAGCAGGACCTTTCGAACTGAACTCCATGATCTTCGAAGTCCTCCAAGCGTTTTATCAAACGTTCGCAAGAACGCAAGATATAGCTTGTTGGAACTATATCGAGGATTGGGAGTACGCTTCGATAGCCGAAGCGACCTTACGTCTCTTTTGGAAAGACAAATTCGTCTTAACAAATGGGCGTTAAGTCACCTCGATCCGTCGCTCCTTATGGATTGCGACCACTATGACAGGTCTGGCGACCTGACACCGATTCGCCAGTGGACAAGGCTAAATACCTTGGCAGCTTAGCTGCACGGG